GTTGTAGTCACCGGCCTGCAGGCTGTAAGCAGGCTGCTGAACGTGGTTGCTGGAATACAGGGGGATACCAGCCACACGAGCAGTCACGCCCTGGGCAATGGTGCCGTTGCCGCCACCGCTGCCGTTGAAGTCGGTGTTGATGGCACGAGACGACGCAGTAATTGCGTAGTACGCCTCAGGGGTGCAAACGGCATACATGCCGTCAATACCCACGTCCTTCTTCTCCAGCGCAATGCGGGCATCGAAGATCGCATCAACCAGGATGTCGCCCTTGGCTTGCTTGGTGGTGGCAGTGCCGTAACCAGCAGGCAGGGTGATCTTCTTACCGATGCGACCAGTGTTGTCCGCAGGGCCCTTGGGCTTGGCGTTGCCGTCCTTGTTCAGGGGCTCAGTGGTGTAACCAGCTGCCGCATAGATCATGCGAGCAACACGCTTGTCGTACTCATAAGCCAGAGCACGGCCCAGTTCTGTGGTGTAGATCTGGCGGACATCGAAGTAGGACATCAGCTCGTCCATCTGGTAGATCGCCGCATCGGCAATCATCAGAGCGTCCAGGCTGATAACCCGCTCATTCAGGTCGGAAGGATCATTGCCTTCCCCTAAAATTGGGGTGCCGGGTTTGTGGTAGCGAGCTGCCATTTTGCCCGTGATCGGGAAGGCAACCGACTTTCCACCACGGATGTTGCGCTCACGGGTCTTGCCCTTGAACACACACGCGGTCATGAACGCATCGAGCACCTCAGCGGCGCCCAACTTGAGCATCAGGGCGCGGTCTGCATCCAAACCAGAGGCACCAGGGCCCCAAGTGGCGGCAGCGCCCTTGATTTGACCTAGCCGATTTAGGGCTACATCAGGAGGAGTGGCCATTGTTCGTGAAAGTTAGGTGGGTTGTTAGACCTCCTTCCCTTCTCAGTCACAGGTTGTCCTCCTAGAAGGGCCTGCCGTACAGGTGGTGTCTGACCAAATGATACGGCCCCGTAAAGGTCAGAACACGTCAGAGCGCAATAGTGCCGATTGCACTTTGCCTCGATAGGCCTCATCTACGTCATACAAACGCTGGCCACGGTCATTCCTTTTGTTCATGGCGTCCAAGACCTGGGACTGTGACTCGAACTTCAAGGCACTGTCAGGCTTGCCGCCACCAACCAGTTCAGGCTCCACCAGGTCCGAACCATTGCCACCAAGTGCTTGCACTGCAATGGCACGCACTGCCCAGCGAATGGCATCCACATTGCCCTCGGAGACAACGTCGTTGTATTCCTTGAGCAGATCAGGCTGCAGGTTCTCCCTGGCCCATTGGCTGACCTTCTGGAAGCCTTCCTCACCACCAACCATGTCCTTGATGGAGGAAACTTCCTCCTCGGTCATGGCGTAGTAGTCGTCTTCACCTCCCTCTTCCTCGCCCTCTTCACCCTCTGTCTCGTCGTCTGCTTCTACGTCAGACTCTTCTTGAGAGGCTTCCGACTGGGTTGGCTTGCTTCGCTGGCCCAGCTTTTTCTCAAGCTCTTGATACGCCTTGGCAAGCTCATCAGGGCTGTTGAACTTGCCTAGCAGTTTGTCGGTTTCACCTTGCTGTTGAGCAGCTTCCTGCTCTTTGACGAAGTCATCCAGCAAGGCTTCCTGTCCAGGAGCAACCATGCCCTCCTGGACGCCCTCGGCAGTGTTCAGGCTGGAGTCAAGGTTCATGCAGGGATCTCTTCAGGGTTGGCTGATTCCATTCCGCTCTGAGCTACTTGCGCAGCTTGAGCGATCTTGGATGGGTCATTCATCGGTGATTGCATGGCCTGTTGCATCAAGGCCTGCTCTTGAGCTTGTTGCTGTTCTTGGGCGATCTGTTCATCAGTCTTCACCAAGTTCAGCGTATCAATACCCAAACTGCCAGCCAATCGCCGGATCAGTTCTCCCGGTTGGATGTACTGCGGTATAGCGTCCGGCATAGTTGCGCCGATGGTCTGGACGAACTGGACGACTTTTTCCAGGTCGTTATTACGGCCCACAGCCGCAAGACCAACTGAGACCACTGGACGGACGAGTTCCGGTGGCAGGGCGGGTACTCTTCCAGATCGGACGAGCAGGTCCAGCTTTCGGGAGACATAAGGCTGCTGGAACTCTTGGCTGAGAATGGAGTAGATGGCTCCAAGGCTGTTCTCGATCTGGATGGCTTGGAGGCGTACTTCCTCCGCTGTCGTCCTTTCGCTGTCCCGTACGTCGGCCAGCATGAAGGCTTGGCTCAACCTAGCTTCAATGCGAGCCAATCCCTGCATGGCCACACCCATGTCTTGAGATTTCAAGACCTGGAGCGGGGCCACGTCATTGACATCCCCTGGCACGAACGCACCATTGGCTGCTTCAGCCAGTGCCTTGGCTTTGGTGACACCAGATGGCTTGACCAGGAATCGAACCGAGGCACAGGCCAAGGAACCTTCCGCAACGGCCTGACTGAGTGCATCAGCCGTCTGTAGGTCCGCCAGGGCGGCTGATTCCACATACGACACGCCATAGGGCTGGCTATCCACCCGTGACATGCGCAGGGGCATCCAAGGGTTGCTGGTGAGGGGTGCTGTGCCCTCACTGCCAGGGATGATCCGACCCTTCACCTCCTGATGCCACTTGCAACGCTTCTTCTCCCATCTGACATGGGTGTAGATGCGAACAGTCCGGTCGTATTCCTTCAGTGGTTCGTCATCTTCCATCGGTAGACGGCCCGCTAGGTCGTCTTCCTCCAGCAGATCCTTCACCTTCTGCGGCAGGGTGTTGTAATTCAGCACCTCACAGGTGATTGCCTCAATCGGGTTCCCCATCGGATCCCGCTGACAGACGTACCGATTCAGGTGGTACACCTTCAAGCCTTCCTGCCCGACATAGAGCAGGGCATTGCCGGTGACGATCAGCCACAGCAATGCCTCGTGGAAAGCAGTCCGGTCGTTGGTTGCCTCAATCGAACGGAGCACTTCCTGCTCCATGCGGGCTAAGGCCTGCTCGTATTCGGTCTTGGCTTCCTTGGGGATGCCTTGACGCACCATCTCCACTTCATTGAGCGCAAACCGAAAGAAGGTCTGCGTTGGTGGAAGTAAGGCCAGCATCATGCGGCTGGCCAGGTTCAACACACCCCTGGCGCCAATGCCATTCCATGGCAAGGCATGGGTTTCCTTGATGGTCTCACCGTCATTGGATGACGGCACCAGGTACGGCAAGGTCAGCCGTGCTGCTTCCCGTCCACGATCCAGGTAGTAATCACGGTCACTCCGTAGTGCCTCATAACGCTGTGCAGCAGTTGCCATGATCAGATCGCCAGGTTGAGACCAACGCCAGTTGCCTTGGCAGGCGTAGTACCAATGCTCAGGCTGTCATTGGCTACAGGCTTGCGCTTATCAATCTCCTTGGTGGTTTGAGCACCAGTGGCAGGGGTTTGATAGGTGCTGACCGCATAGGCGCCTTGTGGGGCTGCCTGCTGATTAGCCATGGTCATCTGGCTCATCATGTCCTGCATCATCCCCATGTAGAGATCCGTCTGCGCAGCATTGGCTTCCATCTGGCTAGCCAGGATGGCTTCCAGCTCAGACATGCCGTTATCAACAGAATCAGACCACTGTTCGGTCTGACCGGCGACCGGGTTCTGCTCTGTGTTGTTGGTGTCTGTGTTGGTGTTGTTGGCGTCTGTGTTGGTGTTGTTGGTCTTTTCCTTGGTGGCCTTAACTGTTGGCTTCTTCTGGGTGAACGTGTAAACCGGAACTTCAGTCCTGGTCTGCTGGCCTTGACGCCAAGGCGTGGTCTGGGTTTGGAACCCAGTGACGTTGGCAGCACCAGCCTTTGGCGTTGCATTGCCAGGCTGCGGAGAGAACGACGCCTTGGTCAGGTTCTTGTTTTGCGTAATGCCCAGCGAAGCCTGAACAGATGACGCAATCTTGGCCTGATTGTTGGCAGCAGCCTTGGCAATGGCTGCAGCAGCATTGTTGGCACCACTGCTGGTGGCCTTCCGCTGGATCTTGGCGGCCTCCTTCCGCGTGATCCTCCCGTCTGATGCGGCCTTTTTGGCGGCCTTTTTAACAGCTTTTTTCTTTCCCATGGTTCAAATAGCGAGTGAAGGGGGCAGTT